CTTGACATTACCATAGGTGCGATGCTTTTTTTTTGGACTTTAGGAAGCGATTTGTCGATGGCTTCCCTGAAATCTTTAGCGATGGAGAATCAGATGAATTTAGCCCCGCTGCACAATTTTCTAAAAGATGGAATTGGCTTCCCATCTTCTATCAGCTCTCTGGCGGAGACCCTTTGAAGTTTGACCAAGTATCCGAAATGTCAGCATCCTTTGCATTCACCTACCTCACCTTTGACAAAGACCGACTAGAAACAGAAAGCAAGATTCTGCAAAAACAACTAAAACGATGAGACAATTCTACGACATCACCACCAAGCTGAAAGATACCCTTGACGCTCATAGCCAAGTAAACGTAGTGACGTTTGGCGATGTGTTTGATGTGGACTTAAACAAGCAGACCATCTTTCCTTTAGCTCACATTATGATTAACCAAGCCTCCTTCGAGGGGCAGGTAGTTCGGATGAGCGTCAGCCTTATCTGTATGGATGTAATTGATGAGACCAAAGAAAACCCTCGCACCCAAGCAGAGCCGTTCTACGGAACGAGCAACGTACAAGACATCCTAAACACGCAGCTTGCGGTAATCAACGACGTGGTGCAGGAACTCCGCAGGGGACAGTTGTACTCGGAACTTTATCAGCTAGATGGCAACCCAACGTGCCTACCTTTTACCGAGAGGTTCGAGAACCTGCTTGCTGGGTGGACTGCCACGTTTGACGTGCTGCTTGCTAACACAGAAATCAGCGTCTGCTAAATGCAAGTCCGTCAAGATTTGGTAAAGGCAAGCCTTGAAAAGTTTGCGAAAGGCGTTGTCCAACAGGCGAAGTCAAATCTAACGCGCAACAAAAAGAACGTAACTGGCACCCTTTACAACTCATTGCAGTATGAGATAGAGGCAAACCCCAACTCCCTTGCGCTTCATTGGAAGATGGATAAGCTTGCGCCGTACTGGAAGTTCCAAGACTATGGTGTGCAGGGTAAGTCTTCAAATTCAAAGGCACCCAATAGCCCTTTTAAGTTCGGGAAAAGTAGCGGCAGTATGCAGGGCGGCTTGTCTCGGGCCATAGAGAAATGGGTTGCAGCTAGAAAGTTTCAGTTTAGGGACAAGAAAGGTAGGTTCTTGAGTTACGACGCAACTGCATTTCTTGTAAGCCGCAGCATCTACAACAAGGGTATAAAGACCACGAGCTTCTTTACCCGCCCATTTCAGTTAAAGTTTGAACAGTTACCAGAGGAGCTTGCGTTGGCATACGCTCTAGAGTTATCGGACTTCTTACGCTTCACATTGCAAAACCAAAAAGAATGAGTACACCAGTATCAGCACTACCTGCCAGCTTAGCGCAAGCTCGTAGCCCTTTATTTGTAACGATAAAAAACAATACGCTACTAGATGATGCGCTCTACTCTGTGGATTTAGCTATTTCTACCTATACAGGGGCGCAAACGCCCACAACAGGCGAAACGATATACAACCTATCAAAGTCCTACTCTATAAATCAAGTGATAAACTTTGAGGTTTCTGATTTGGTGCGGGAGCGTTTCTTGCACCCATTTGGCAAAACATTTATCACCGCACCAAGCACATCAGAAACGGGCGAGGGGTTGTGGGTACGCCGCGCAGCCAACTATGAGTACAGTGACAATGGCGCCGCCCCCCAAAGCGGCTCAACAGGAATTTCTTACTTCTTTGTTTTAGATGGATATAAGTCATTGGGTCAGCAGCAGAATACTGGAGTAACGCAGCCCAACCTATTCACAAATCGCCCAATGCAGGTGCTTGCGGGAAACTACCAATCGCTGCCAGTATCATACAACACCACAAGTGGAGTCAATGGTTTCAGTATTGAAATCAATGGATCAGAATACTGGTTCTCTTTGAAGGATGAGCTGGGCTATGCGAACACTACGCTTGTCTCTACGCAGCGTGTTATATACATTCCCTCTGGAGTTGCTAACATAGCAGCATTTTTAGGAATCACACCAACAGACAACTACACCATCAACCTGCTTGTCAATAGCGAAGCAATCGCCTATAATGACAGGGTGAAGACTGATGGAGGGGTAGTAGAGGGACTTAACTGCCTACGCGAAGCCCTTGAGGCATTAGGTGAGGTAGATGACAAGACCGCAGTAGACTTTGAAGTTATCTGCGAGCCGAAGTATGACCCATACCTTGTGCAGTTCGTGAACAAGTTTGGGATGAGCGACTACATTACGTTCTTTAAGAAGTCCACCGAGCAGGGTAACTTCACGCAAGACCAATACCAAAAGAGCATCTATGCGGATGGCTTTACCGATGTGAACTATAACAACGGCAAATATCAATCTTTCAATATCAACTCACGCAATACCATAACGCTAAACACAGGCTTTGTAGATGAGTCATATGGCGAGATAGTAGAGGAGATTCTTATGAGCGAGAAAGTGGCAGTCTACCAAGACGGCCAATGGGTAGCGATCGCTCCCAATCGTGGAAGCGTGGATTACCTAAAGTCGGTAAATGACAAGACCATTAACTACACGATGGCTTTCACCTACGCCTTTGACCAGCGGATGCTTGTACGATGAACAAGGTTGATATTTACGTTAACGATGTGCGCTTGGATATATTCCAAGATGAGGAGATCAGCATCAACCTATCTGTGCAGAACGTACAGGACATCTCAAAGGTGTTTACGGACTTCACGCAAGCCTTTACGGTTCCCGCTAGTGCAACGAACAACGGAGTCTTTAGTTACTACTACCGAAACGATGTGGTAGGTGGTTTTGATGGCAGGCTAAGAGCATCAGCAAGAATCGAGATAAACTCCCTGCCATTCCGCACGGGGGTCGTAGAGCTAGAGAACGTGCAGTTGAAAGGCACGGAAGCGTATGCTTACTCGCTAACTTTCTATGGGGATGTGGTAACGCTTACCGACTTATTTGGCGAGGACTATTTATATGACGTTGACTTCAGTATGCTCGACCACCCCTATACTGATACCCAAATCTATGATATGCTCACTACTAACGGCTATGAGCCTTTGTTTTACCCTTTAATGAGTCCTGTTAAGAATTGGTACTATCAAAGCGCTGCTGGTGCAGGCGCTAACAACGAAAACAATATAGCAATCAATAATGATGGTGGCGGGCAAGGTAATCGCGGAATCCGTTACTTTGAGCTAAAGCCTGCCCTAAAGGTTTATGCTGTTTTAGAACTCATCGCAATAAATTACGGGATTACATTCACAGGTGATTTTCTAGGCTCCGTGCCATTTCAAGACCTGTCGTTATGGCTGCACCGATTTGAAGGGTATCTATTTGCAGGGGGCAATGATATTGAATGGCAGTTAATAAATATGAACAGAAATACAGGTAGCGGTTCGCAGTTTAATCTAACAACCGATACTTGGAATGTTGCAGATAGCGATGGGTATTACCTCAATATCACAATGAACAATGTGAATGAAAATTATGAGCTTGGCGCATCTACTAATGGAGTTTTTTATAGTGTTGCTAAAGTAAATGCACACGCATCATCATCAGTTACAACTGTATTAAATGTGTTTGTAAACACGGGTGACCAAGTGCAACTATACATACGTCCACAATCCCCAACTGCATTTAACTATCAATGTACTAATTATGAAGCCTTAGAAATAGAATTTAGCGTTGAGGCATTTGAAGTAGACCAAACAACGGCCGTAACCTATTCCTTTCAAGTGGTGGTGCAAGACCTTATGCCCGAAATAAAGGTCAAAGACTTCTTGGCAGGGATTCTGAAAATGTACAATATGGTAATCGTGCCGACTACATCTACGAGCTTCTTGCTTCAGCCTTTGAATGATTGGTACGCAGCAGGAAGCGACAAAGACTACCAAGAGTATTTAGACATCACCGAGTATGTGGTGAACCGCCCACCCCTATACAGGGAGATTGAATTTAAGTATCAGCCGACAGAGCAGATACTCGGTTTCCAATACCAACAGACAAACAATGTAGGATTTGGGGATTTGAACACAAACTTTGACTTTGACGGCGAGGAGTTGCTTATTGAAGTGCCGTTTGAATGTCCGCTATATGAGAGGCTAACTGACCTGCATACAGATACCCTTACCAACGTACTCGTTTACAAAAGCATCACAAGTGAGGCCAACGAGGATGGTACATTCAATCCATACTTGGGTGCGCCGATTTTGTTCTACGGATATTTTGATGACTACGACTTAAGTGCAAACCCAATAGGATTTGTAAATGCAGACAATAGTCACTCGCAAGTTGACACTGCTTGGTATTCTAATACCTCAAACCGATATGCTAGCGCAGGAGCCTCGCATTCTATTTGCTTTGGCGCGGATATAGACCCGTTCCACCTGCAATCGGTAAACCGAAGCCTTTACAACACCGAGTGGGCAAACTACATTACCGACCTTTATTCTTCGCAGCGCAGGGTTTACAACGTGGAAGCGGTGTTGCCCATCGGCAAGATCATATCGTTGAACCTTCAGAATGCAATCATTTGGAACGGCACGAAGTACATCATAAACAACGTCAGCCTAAATATGACCACAGGCAAAGCATCATTTGAACTCCTCAACGTAGTATGACAAAAGGATATATTGGTTATTTAATAGACCTGCTTCAGTCGGAGGACTGGATAGGTGTGAGCGATAACGTAGAAATAGCAAAAGGCAAATACCACATACCAAGTAATTGGCAGGACACCAAAAAGATAATTAGAAGGAGATGGCTCAAGAAATAACGATTGACATCAACATTGTCACCAACGCTGCTCCTGCTGCTGCTAAAATCAGTAAAGAGCTTGATGGTGTAAAGCGTAAGGCTAAAGAGGTCAAGGATGATTTAGACGCAGCCTTTAATGATACGGGCAAGGAGGAGAGTAAAATCAAGAAGGGCGCAGCAGATGTTGAAACCCTAAAGAATGCGTTATCGCCAGTAAAGGGACTTGTAAACGACCTTACGGGCGGAATGTCGGATGCTTTCTTCCAAGCCTTCCAATCGGTAAAAGCAACAACGGGAGCAATAAAAGGTCTTGACCTTGCGTTCAAGACTGCTGCGTTTGGTATTGCTATTTTGGCAATCCAAGAGGCCATTAAGCTATATGACCAACTCGTTGTAAGCGAAGAAGAAGAAGCGGCAGCGTTAAAAGCAGCAAGCGATGCAAAGAAGGCCTACAACGATGCAACTCTTGCCGCTGCTGATGCCCTTGACAAAGAGCGCAAGGCTCGTTCGGGTGGCGCTAATGAACTACGGCGTGAGATAGCAGAGCTTGAAGCATCGGGTGCTACGGCAGATGAAATATACCAAAAGAAAAAGAAACTAATTGAACAAGAAGGATATGACCTTCAAGCAAGGTTGGCGGGTATAACAGGTGATGCAAAAACCGAAATGGATGTTCAGCAGGCTATTCTTGACAATGACTCTGCGCTCCGCGCGCTTGATGCAGCCGATAGAAAGCGAGTTAGGGACTCAAAGGCTGCAGACGCAATAAAGGCAAAGGCTGAAAGGGAGAAGGAACGTCAAGAGGAGTTTACTCGCCTCAATGAAATAAACCAACGCATTGAGAAGGATAGGCAGCTTATGGAGGATGCTACCGCAACCACCAATGCAGCAATTAGTAAGCAGGGCGATTTTAGCATTGAACAATTAGAGTTCTATCAAAACCAACTTGAAGAAATAGGTGATGAAGAAGCTTGGGCGCTTGAAGAACGTCGAATCAGAACTGACCGAGCAAATCGGGCCGACCTCGACGCGGCCGAGAGAGTCAATAAAGAGAAGTTAGCCAAAGAGAAGGCATATCGCCAACAACTTCAAGACCTCGCCACCGATTCAGCTCTTGGGACTATCTCTGCGTTAAAAGAACTAAACTCTATTTTTGATGCCGATAACGAAGAAGCAGCAAAAAAATCATTCAATAGAAACAAAGCTTTAAGTATTGTTGAAACGCTTATCACCACATTTACCGCAGCGCAAAAGGCTTACGCATCACAGTTGATTGTTGGTGACCCCACCTCCATAGTTAGGGCGCAAATTGCAGCAGGTGTAGCCGTAGCAGGTGGCCTTGCCCGTGTAGCGGCAATATCCGCAACAAAGTTTAATTCGGGTGCAGCAGCCCCAACTGCCCCATCTGCAAGTGGCGCAGCAGGCGGTGGGGGTGGCAGCGTTCCTGCACCTCAATTTAACATCGTAGGTCAGAGTGGTACTAACCAACTCGCACAGGGTATCGGAAGCCAGTTTAGTCAACCAGTCCGTGCTTACGTTGTGGGTGGTGACGTAACGACCTCACAACAACTACAACGCCAACGGGTACGCACCGCAACATTCGGATAATATGAAACTGATAGAACTTATTTTAGATGAAACGATGCTGCTCACAGGCATCGATGCAATTAGCCTAGTGGAGCATCCTGCTATCGAGGAGGACTTTATTGCTCTAAACTCCCAGAAGCGTGAGGTTTTTGCGATGCAAAACCAAGAGAAGCAGTTGCTGATGGGCGCAGCCCTTATCCCCGACAAGCCAATCTACCGCACCGATGGTGAGAACGAGTACTATGTGTACTTTTCCAAAGACACAATCCGCAAAGCGATGGAGTTGTTCTTCAAAAATGGCTACCAAAACAACGCTACCATCGAACACGACTACGATGTGAAGGGTACTACGATTGTAGAATCTTGGATTATCGAAGACGCAACGATGGATAAGAGCAGGGCTTATGGCCTTGACTTGCCCGTAGGCACTTGGATGGTGTCTATGAAGATAGAAAACGATGCCCTCTGGCAGCGCGTTAAGGGTGGTGAGTTTCGTGGATTCTCTATTGAGGGATACTTCGTTGACAAGATAAACCTATCCAAGCAGGAGCTAGAGATTATCGAGGAGCAAGAAGCAGCGTTGATGCTTTCGCAAATAATCGCTATCATAAAAAGGGATGGTCGTAAGAAGTCGGGAACACGCACCGAGCTGGAGGCATACTCTGACTACCCCGATTCGGTAAAGAACAACGCCAAGCGTGGCATTGAACTCAACGAAAAGAACGGCAACAAGTGCGCCACCGCCGTAGGCAAGGTGAGGGCGCAGCAGCTCGCACAGGGCAGGGCTTTGTCGGTAGAGACAATCACACGGATGTACTCATACTTATCAAGAGCCGAAGAATACTACGATGAGAATGACACGCAAGCCTGTGGCACCATCAGCTACTTGTTGTGGGGCGGATTGGCTGCAAAGCGTTGGGCTGAATCTAAACTGAAAGAACTCGGTAAATTATGACCACGACACTAAATTCATCCATCAAGGTTCAGACCGATGTCAGCACCGATGCTGAGCGTTTGACATACGCTATTGAAGAAGGCTCTATTGTGCAAACCGAAACGGGCTATTGGATTGTGCGTAGCGGTGCGTGGGTGAATCTAAACTCAAGCAATGCACAGGGACTTGGTTGGGTGCGTTGGGATGACGACCAATATACCTCAAGCAACAAGCTCACGTTCGCTGATGGCGTGGCTGCTTTGCTGCCGAACAACGGAGCAACAATCACATCATACCTAAACACGCCTTCTGATTTGTACAACCCTACCACAGGGCGTGTGTACGGCATCGCAGAGAACGACACCTACATCGCAACGGTGGTGTTCAAAGCAAGCGCAGCAAACGCTCAACAAACCTATGGAGAGTTGCGCCTTGAGGGCGGAAACGGAACTCCCTACGAGCGTTTGGCATCAACAATCGCATTCCCAAGAGGCAACGATGTAGAGCATCCGTTTCATAACGTATTCCAATACTACGTTGACGAGGACTTCGTGACCAACGGAAACTATTGGCAGCTCACGGCAGTCGGTGGTGCTATCCTCGTTTGGGACATTATCCTATTCATCCAAAGAACGCAATCACGATGATTCGCAGACAAAAACTACCTGTAGCCTCACCACGAGGCGGCAACAGAGGATGCCTCTGCCCAGATGACACATACTCACGCAAGTGCTGCGATGGATCGCTTCCTGCTCAAGGAATCGGCTCTTTGGTAGGGCAAGGTGATGTAGTCATCAATCCTTAAAAATGTTACAAATAACCAAAACCCTTTTAATTAGTTAGTATGAAAGCAAATTCCATTCTGAATAGAATCCTTGCCGAACTTGCATCCGTAAGGAACGTAAGCTTAGCAACAATGAACCTTGAGAACGGTGCCGTTCTTGAGGCTGAAGCCTTTGAAGCAGGCAATGAAGTATTTATCCTTAGCGGAGAAGACCGAGTTGCAGCTCCAGTTGGCGAACACCTTTTAGAGGATGGCCGCATTTTGGTCATCACCGAAGAAGGCGTAATCGCTGAAATTAAAGAAGCCCCTGCCGCTGCTGAAGTAGCAGTAGAGGTTGAAGTACCTACTGAACTTGCCGATATGGAAGTGGTAGAAGAAGCTCCTGCGGTCGTAGCAATCATCGAGAAAGTTCTTGAGGAGATTGCAATGATGCGTGAGGAGATGAAAGGAATGCGTGAGGAGATGGGCGGTTACGCCAAGAAGGAGGAGATGGCTGCGGTTAAAGCAGAACTATCTGCCGCACCTGCTGCGAAAGCCATCAAGCACAACCCCGAAACAAAGCAAGTCCAAAAGATGAGTTCAAACCGTCCCGAAAAGACTATTGACCGAGTCCTTGCACGAATGAATAAATAACAAATAAACAATGGCTACAACTACTTCAATCACTACTTCGTACGCTGGTCAATTTGCCAGCAAGTACATCTCTGCTGCTCTTTTGAGCGCAGACACGCTTGACAAAGGTCTTATCGAGATCCTTCCAAACGTAAACTACCGCACCACCCTTCAGAAGGTGAACACTAACGACATCGTAAAAGATGCCACTTGTGATTTTGATGCAACTTCTACCTTGACTTTGACCGACCGCATCCTTGAGGTTGAGCCATTCCAAGTAAACTTGCAACTTTGCAAGAAGGACTACTACGATTCTTGGATTGGTGGTCAAATGGGCTTCTCTGCTTACGATAGCATCCCCGCTTCTTTCGCCGACTTCCTTATCGCCCACGTTGCTTCAAAGACTGCCCAAAAGATTGAGCAGAACATTTGGAACGGTACTGCTGCAAGTGCAGGAGAATTTAGCGGATTCCTTTCATTGATGACTGCTGACTCAGACGTTATTGACGTAACTGCTACCACTGTAACTGCTGCAAACGTAATCGCAGAGCTTGGTAAAGTTGTAGACGCCATCCCTTCTGCCCTTTACGGCAAGGAGGACTTGACTATCTACGTTCCACAAAACGTAGCAAAGGCTTATGTCCGTGCGCTTGGTGGATTCGGAACTTCAGGTCTTGGAGCAAATGGTGTTGACAACAAAGGCACTACTTGGTACGGCAACGGAGACTTGTTCTTCGATGGTATCCGTGTTGCTATGGCCAACGGTCTTCCTTCTAACAAGATGGTAGCTGCTCAGACTTCAAACCTATTCTTCGGAACAGGTCTTCTGAACGAGCGTAACGAAGTTCGCGTTCTTGATATGGCTGACCTTGACGGATCAGACAACATCCGCGTTATCCTACGCTTCTTCGCAGGAGTTCAGTACGGTATCGGTTCTGACGTCGTTCTGTACTCTTAATCCGAGTTAACGTAAATAAACGGGGGGCTTGGGCTATGTCCTCGCCCCCTTTTTTAATTCTAATAAAACAAAGAAACAATGGCTTGTGATTTAACTAAAGGCAGGGCAGTACCCTGTAAAGACGTAGTAGGTGGCATTTATGCCGTGTACTTTGTAGACTTCGGTGACTTGGGTACTGTTACCCTCACCAACGATGAGATTACCAACATCAGTGGTACTTTCTCTGCTTACCAATATCTTGTAAAAGGCAATAGCTCTTTTGAGCAAACCTTTAACTCAAGCCGTGAGAATGGCACTACCTTCTTCACGCAAACTTTGAATTTGACGTTGACCAAACTCACAAAGGAGGACAACAAAGAATTGAAGCTGCTTGCTTATGGCCGCCCTTATGTGGTGGTACAAGACTACAACGGCAACGCCTTTATGATGGGTCTGAACTACGGAGCCGAAGTAACAGGTGGAACGATTGTAACTGGTGCTGCAATGGGTGACCTTTCTGGCTATACCTTGACAATGGAGGCACAGGAGCAACTTCCTGCCAACTTCATCGCAGGTGCTACCGTTGCCAATCCATTCGCAGGACTTGCAGGTGCTAACGACACGATTGTAGTGGGTTCAAACTCGTAATCTACCGCAAGGCAGAATAGTTGAAGGGGCGTAAGCCCCTTTTCTATTTTCAAACAAATCGGAATTAAAAGGTTATTTATTTAAGATGCATATCCTTCAAGTATCAGCTTCACCTCAAACCATTACGGTAATCCCTCGTGAGTTCGTTTACTCATCAGAGGATTTGGATTTATACTTCGAGCGTGTGTTGTTTGATGGTGGCACTTTAGAGGCCGCTGGATGCGTTCAGAGCGCAGTTAACGACCTTGATGGCGTTACACTATATTTGATTGATGAAAGCACCAACACAGAGCAAGAAATCAATCCTACAATAACAGAGGCCAATGGCTTTATGGATCTGACGGCAGTCTATACATTAGTCAACAACCGATTCTACGGCCTCAAATTAATATACGATGGTGACCTTATCTACCGAGATAGGGTATTCGTAACTTCGCAAACAGATTTCGATAAATTTACCGTGAACCAAAACGTCTACACGGAAGAAACAAGCTACAATAATGAGTACATCATCATCTAAAGTCCACGTTGTGAACTTCAGTTCCTACACCACACCTGTTGTAAAAGAGGTGCAGGGCAAAGACTACGTTGAATACGGAGATAACAACGACTACTTCGGCTATCTGATTGACAGGTACAACGGCTCACCTACCAATAATGCTATCCTCAATTCCTTGATGGATATGACCTTTGGTAAGGGCTTGGATGCAACGGACTCTGCCAAGAAGCCGAGCGAGTACGCAGCGATGCGTGGCCTGTTCACGAAAGCCTGCTTGCAGAAGGTCGTAGCCGATTACGTTATGATGGGGCAATGCTCTTTTCAAGTGGTGTACTCCCAAGACCACAATATGATTGTAGAGGTGCAGCACATCCCCGTAGAGACGCTCCGCGCCGCAAGGTGCAACGAAGACGGGGAGGTTGAGGCGTACTACTACGCAAAGGATTGGAATGCCGTAAGCAGTAGAAAAGAGACTGCGGTTCGAATCCCTGCATTTGGCACAAGCCGTGAGGGATTGGAGATACTTTACATCAAGCCATACCGAGCAGGATTCTACTATTACTCCCCAGTAGACTATCAAGGTGGCCTTCCTTACGCAGAACTTGAGGAGGAGATTGCCAACTACCACATCAACAACATTCAGAACGGTCTTGCACCTTCTATGCTTATCAACTTCAACAACGGCGTGCCGAGTGAAGAAGAACGCAGGAGCATAGAGCAGCAGATTGCAACGAAGTTTAGCGGTAGTTCAAACTCTGGCAAGTTTATCCTTGCGTTCAACGACAATAAAGACCTTGCTGCAACGGTTGATCCTGTTCAGCTATCGGATGCTGCGGATCAGTATCAGTTCTTGAGTACAGAAGCAACGCAGAAGATATTGGTTTCGCATCGTATCGTAAGCCCTATGCTTTTGGGTATTAAAGACAATACAGGATTCGGCAATAACGCAGATGAACTGAAGACCGCATCTACGCTTTTGGATAACCTTGTTATTCGCCCCAAGCAGGAGATTATCATTGACGGCATAGACCAAATCTTGGCCTACAACGACATCAGCCTAAACTTGTACTTCAAGACCCTTCAGCCTTTGGAGTTCACCGAAGACGTAGTTACGCCTATGGATTTAGAGACTCGTGAGGAGGAGACAGGCGTTAAGCTATCAAGCCAAGAGCCGAGCGATGAGCATTTCGATGCTATGTTCGCAGAGCTTGAAATATTAGGTGAGATCATCAACGAAGATGAATGGGAACTTGTAGATGAAAGACCCGTTGACTACGATGCGGAGCAGGCTTTAAGCAAGTATGCATTCGCATCAACAGGCAGCGCATTCCCCAACGCCAAGAGCAGCCAAGATGGCGTAACGGCAGAAGGCAAGAGGTACAAGGTTCGTTATGGTTACGCACCGAACGATACGAAGACCAATAGCCGTGAGTTCTGCAAGAAGATGGTATCAGCAAGTAAGGTCTACCGCAAGGAGGATGTGCTTCGTATGGGTGAACAATCTGTGAATGCAGGGTTCGGCCCACAGGGAGCAGCAACCTATTCAATATGGCTTTACAAAGGCGGTGCAAGATGTCATCACTTCTGGATGCGTAAGACGTACTTGGCAAAGGGCGAAGGCGTAACTCCCGATGTGGGTAACCCCAACGCAGAGGTGAGCGTAAACAAGGCAAAGGCAGAGGGCGTGGTACTTGAGACCAATCCTACAAACGTAGCGAAACGCCCTGTTGATATGCCCAATGAAGGATTTATAAACCCACGATAAGAAATGGCAACGGCACTTTGGATTAAACGAGAGGACTTGGTTCGCAACACCGCTATTGGCGGTAATGTGGACACGGACAAATTTATCCAGTTCATTAAGATAGCACAGGAGATACACATCCAAAACTACACAGGCACGAAGCTTTACGATAAGATCAGCAACGACATCATCGCAGGAACCCTTGCCAACCCTTACTTGGCTTTGGTAAACGACTACCTTCAGCCGATGCTTATCCATTGGGCTATGGTGGAGTACTTGCCTTTCGCTGCGTACACTATCGGCAACGGTGGGGTGTTTAAGCACAACTCCGAGAACTCTACTACCGCAGAGAAGATTGAGGTTGACTATTTGGTTGGCAAGGCTCGTGATTTAGCGCAGTACTACACTGACAGGTTTATCACCTATATGAGCTACAATCAAGCGTCATTCCCTCAATATAATTCAAACAACAATGCAGATGTCTACCCCGACACCGATGCGAACTTCGCCTCGTGGGTTCTCTAAAAAGACCTACGAACCAAAGAAGGGCAATATCATCAAGTTAAAGAGTTACTTAAAAGAGAACGATGGCAAATAATATCAATTGGGGACAGGTGTACTGCTCATCATACTTTGGAGATGAGGATTACAACACACGCACCTTGACGGGTGATGGTGTGCCTGCTTGCTTTGATAATGCCTTCACTTATGCTGAAAAGTATTCCGTCCGTGTGGTGGCAGATGGTGGAACGGTAGAGGCATTTGCCTGCTTGGTGGATGCAATTGACAGACTAAACTACAACTAATTATGAGCTATTTTGATGACGCAAGTCTTGTAATGATTCCTTCGGGTTACAAGAACGCAAAAGTTTACTCGGTCAAGCCGACCGATGGTACGGGCGACCTAACCTTCAGCCGTGCCTCAAGCGCCACCCGTGTGCAAAGTGACGGCCTAATTGAAAAGGTGCGTGAAAACTTGATTTTGCAAAGCCAAGATTTTACTACTACTTGGGCAGCGACTTCAGCAACTGTAACGGCTAACACTACCGCCAATCCTTTAAATGGAGTAGTGAACGCTGACACAATTACGCTTACTGGAGCAACGACTCAAAAGTATGTTGCTCAAGCATTTGTATTAAATGGCACCTACACGACAAGCGTATACTTAAAAGCTGGTACGCATCAGTTTGTACAGCTTATGCTGGGTACTGACCC